AGCTTTCTGGCAATACGCGCAAAAGCGTCCTGCACCTCTTGAGGTGTTGCCGTTGGGTTTGCTATAAGCCAATGCTTTTTGGCCTGCTCGTACAAGTAATACCGGCTCATTTTTTAGCCCAAAAAAAAGGCTAAGGACACACTCTCACCTTTCGGCGTTGGCGGACTGGTGGACACCAGCAGAGTGCGTTCTTAGCCTTGTCCAATAAATCCCCGCCAAGGGACAAAAGAATTATACATAAATCATCAAAAAAGCCCTCCTTGCTCCTTTTGCGCGTCAGAAATGTTTTCGCAAGCCAGCCCCCAATAAGCATGCTTTAGTTCTGTCCCGATAAACTTACGCCCCATTTTCACTGCGCAATATCCCTCAGATCCAATGCCAGTAAACGGCGAAAACACGGTATCGCCTCTGTTTGTCCACAAGTGAATGCATCGCTCAATCACATCAAGCTGCAATGGACACATATGCTTTTCATCATTCTCATCACGCGCGGGCAGTTTGTTTAGCGTGCGGCTTTGGTTGATGTCATCCCATATTGGGCTGGCGTACTTTTGCCACATATGCACGGGCAGATCATCGCCATGCGTTACACGATCTTCGCAATCTCCAGGCTTGCGCATTGTTACCACATAGTCCGGTAGCCCCATCCGGCTCATGGTGGAGTTTTCGCGGATAGTCTTGTGTAGCAGTCCGAGTGCTTTGGTGCGCTGCATAGCCACGACGGGGTCTTTCCAAATGCAGACCTCAGAGTGATAGATAAATCCGGCATCTTGGAAGGCGCGGATAAGGTCGCCTCGGAAGTCGCGCAGTCCAATGAATCCTTGTCGCATCTTGGTTGTAGGCAGGTTCATGCAATGGAATGACACATTGCGCCCCGGTTTTATGACGCGAAAAAGCTCACTGATCAAAAACCTCAATTGCTGCACAAATTCTTCGTCATCGCGGCAATTCCCCATAACGTGGTCACTGTTTGAATAAACAAATAGATCCGCGAATGGAGGGCTAAATACTGAATAGTCGATGCTGTCGTCAGGCATGCGCGTTGCCCACTTCACGCAGTCGCCAAGATGTACTGTAAAGCCATCTCCCTGATAAGTATCTTCTTTGTATTCATCTACGATATTCTCTTGGCCTGCCATCTCTTTATTCATAATGTCTTTCATGTGTTCGATCATGTTTTCGCTCATTTCGTGGTGCTGCAGCTCTTTGCGCTTGATGTTTGACAGAATCTGCCCTTCATTCTCTGCGGTAAAGATGTGGACTTGAACTTCCCGCTTTTGTCCGAAACGATAGCAGCGGCGCACTGCTTGGTAGAACTTCTCAAATGAATCATCAAGGCCTGCAAACGCCATGCGTGCGCAGTGTTGCCAGTTCATGCCATATCCGGCAATCTTTGGCTTGCTGATAAGGACTTTCACATCACCATGCGCAAAGCCTATCAGGTTCTTTGTTTTGCTTTCTGGGCTGTCAGAGCCTTGGACGTTCACTGAGTTTGGTATAAGGCTTTTCAGCAACTCGGCCTCATCATTCAAATGACACCAGATAAGCCAAGGCTCGTCAGGCTCACCGTTCACAATGTTTGCAAGTGCTTTGCAACGCGCCTCTATGCTGTCTCGCTGGGCTTTGCGGCGCTCTGCCATAGACTGGGCGGGGCGGGAGAATAGATCGCCACCCAGCGCCTCAGTTTCCACCACATGCTCATGGTAGTGCAATGTTGGCAGGTCATAGCGTGATCCATCAAATCCAATGTCAGCAGGGCTGCGCAGCACGACTGCCCAAGTGCCCATCCACTCCCAGAACTTTGATGCGCCCCACCCCTTCAGTCGCCATGTACCCGTATCGCCCGTATCGTTTACAAAGTATGTGGCAAGCATTTCAGTGCGTGTCATAACTCCCAGAAATTCGCACTGGTTTCCAAGCTCCTCAAAATCATTGGGGCTTGGTGTGGCGGTGCAGCTCAGTCGATATGGCACGGACTGGGCTTGTGAAATGATCTTTGTGCGAGTCTTTCCGTCATGTGCTTTCAGAATAGACGATTCATCCAGAACAAGCCCCGACACTTCTGCAAAGTCGATAGCGTCCATGCGCTCGTAGTTAGTAATCCATACGCCTGGGCCGATTGGGGCTTCACCTTGTGGAATTCTCTTAACTTCAATGCCAAATGTAGCGCCCTGCTCAATTGTTTGCTCAGACACGGCCAGCGGAGCCAATACAACAACGATACCACCTGTATGAGATGCCACCTCATCGGCCCACGACAGCTGCATAAGCGTCTTTCCAAGACCGGTATCAGCGAAGATTGCGGCACGGCCACGGCGCACACAGCCCAAGCCACAATTGCGTGCTGAAAGTCAAATAAATGCTCGTTCAACGCGCGCGGTTTATGCCCAGTTGCAACTTCGGCGCGACGCTTGCTTTTTACAAAATCGTCGTAACTCATAATTTCCCCAAAAAAAGGGCTTCACCTGCACGCTCATCTTTGATTACAAAGAAGTTGGTCGAACGGGGTAGCCCCGCCAGCGTGCATGTGAAGCCCAACTACCAATCCCGACCAAGGGACGTTTTGCCTCAAAAAACCCCCCAAGCCGTTGAGCTCAGGGGCTAACCGTGGTTGCGCCACGGAGGGAGACGTTTGCAACTTTATCCGAATTTTCGGATTCTGTAAATTCTTTTGGAATTATCGCTGGCGCGTTCTGGCGTATCCATACAGCAAGAACACGATCAGCCACTGATTGCGGCAACACGTCAGGCCACATATGTACGGCCATCGCCGATTTGTAGCCCATCGCTCTTGCGGCTTTTGTCGGGCTGCCACTACCTATAAGTCTAATTGCGTCTTTTTTTAACATGCGCACACCATATACATTTTTATGCTTTTGTCAATGATAGGCACAAACCCTAGACGTAGGGCAAAAAGCAACAATCAAATAAATTTATGTTTTTTTACAAAAATACTTGCATCAAACACTAAAACAGGCTTATACTTCAACCATGCCGCAAACAAACGGCAAGCAAGAAAAGTGATTACGCTAACTTGCAATGCTCCTTAAAAATTAGCCACTGGCGGTTCTCGAAAGCAGACAGCCAGCGCGTACCATCGGCGTGATGATGGTTGAGGCGGTCAGCCAAGAGAAGAAACAGACCAAGCCCCGGTGGTGGTGACGGACGCCACACGAATCCGGGGTGAGATGCTAAAACAGACAACAGTCTGGATACGCTAGCAACAGCCTCGCAAGAGGCTGAAAATCAAAGCGCCTTGATTAGGGTGTTTTGATTTTTAACAAGGAGAAAAGAAATGACTATTGATAATTTGACATTTGGCGAGCTAAAACAAGTCGCCGCGCTTTTTTCTGCTGCGGGCGGGCTTGTTAAGCCAGCTAATCCCGTGGTTGGTGAATACTGCATTGCGCGATGCTATGCGGCTGGCGTGCACGCCGGGGAAGTGGTCAGTGTTGACGGCGAAAATGTGATTCTCAAGGATTCGGTCCGCTTGTGGTCTTGGAGCGCAGCAGATGGAATCGCTCTGTCTGGGGTTGCGCAGAACGGCATCAAAGGTGAAGAATGCAAAATTGACGCAAAAAATCCAATCATTTATTTGACTGGTGTTTGCGAGATAATCCCGTGCAGCAAAAAAGCAAAGGAATCAATAAATGAGTAAAAAAAAGTTTGTTAACAGCGCTGGCTCTGGCTATGGCTATGGCGATGGCTCTGGCTCTGGCTATGGCGATGGCTATGGCGATGGCTCTGGCTCTGGCTATGGCTATGGCGATGGCTCTGGCTCTGGCTCTGGCTCTGGCTCTGGCGATGGCTCTGGCTATGGCTATGGCTATGGCGATGGCTCTGGCTCTGGCTATGGCTATGGCGATGGCTCTGGCTCTGGCGATGGCTCTGGCTATGGCTAGAAAACAAGCCCCTGAAAAAACAGGGGCATCAATCAAAGCTCTTGCCGCTGGGAAATGCCAATGGAGCGCACAGGGGCTTTGATTGATGGTGTTAGATCAGGATGGGACTCGGAGTTGAAATAGACAACCGCGCCCAATAAA